CAGAGGCTAGGAAATTCCTAGAAACGATTCCAGAACTCAAAAGAGAAAAAGGCCGGAGAGACCTCTCGTTTATTAACAAGAGGGGCTGCCTAATGGGCGAGCCAATAGCGAAAGTAATACTTACGCTATCCTCAATGTCCATGTATTACATGGCATTGCAAGGCTACCGGTCTATGAAATCCGAAACTCTAACAGACCCCAGGCGACCGCTTGCTAAAGCGGGAACACGCACGTTCGTGTGCGCCGGGGACGACCATGTCGGAATCGGGGATCGAGAATTTCTCGAAAGTATACCCCGAATGCTGGAAGAGATAGGATATGAAATAAGCTGGCCAAAATACAGAATATCTAGTAGATATGTGCATTATTGCCAAGATTTTGGAATACACCCGAGGTACAGTAATACTGGACCTATGCCTGACAAGCCGTCAGGGAAGCATAGTATCAAGATAGATACTATAAAGCTTCGGTTGCTAAACCAGTTTAGAAAACAAGGTCAAGCTGAGTACGAGAGTTGCGACCCCCTCCCTGGCAAGGCCAAGGAGTTGGAGAAATCAATCAAGTATTTCAGTGACGAAAAACAGTGCCTACTAAAGCGGATGATACCTCTCTTAATAAGAGCAGGTATGCCGTCGTATTTCGACAAATCCGTTTATAAGCACGGAATGTGTTACGTTCACACAAGCCTAGGAGGGCTAGGAATACCTAGCCAGTTCGACAATGTCGACTCTTGGACACCATCAATGATGGTCTTGGCAAGTGGGGTAACAAAAATGAAGATAGAACCCTGGGCAATGCCCAGTGACCGGAAATACCGGAGAACTTGGGAACGTAGTATTACTACGTATAACAAGCTTCACAACTTCGCATACTATGCGTTCGAAGAAGTTCTATCAAATAAGGAAGCTTTCGACAGAGTGACGAATGAGCTAAGTGCTCATTCCACTGTGTGTAGTACACAAAGCGGTATTCCGTCTAAAGCAAGGGTGCAAAGGCATTTGGCACGTACATACGTGAATCTCCTAGAGCCTACAGCATTGCTGGGATCAAAGGAGTCGCCCTACGCAGCTGTGTACAGGGAAACAGCAAGAAAAGACACGGTCGATCGAAAAACACGTGCAAGGCATGTGCTAAAAGACCGACTCAGGAGAGCATATGATGCTGACCGGTCAGTGATGCGACCTGTCGTATTCGACAGGGACCCTGAAACTGTTGGGGGTCTCTGGATTGAGAGGACCTCGATGTACGAGGCAATGGGAATAGGATTCCTAGTCCCGTCAACTCAATTCAGAATAGACTTTTTCAACGGAGAAATGGGCAAGTTTGTACCTGACCTTCCTCCTGTAATATACCGGTCCAACCATCGTTAACGGTATTACCGTGAGGATGGACCTTGTGCAGAACGATTTCCAAGCGCGCTGCGCGCTTGTCCTCGCCGTGCACGGGTATTCAGTGAATGGACTTAACACGAAAATTCGAAAGGGGTGTGCCTATCTAGCTCAC